TATTTAAAGATTTATTTAAAAGAAATGACGGAATTCATTACAATATTGGTGAGGATGGAAAGATGATTTTTGTTAATCCAGAAGCCGAAAATGAATTAAAAAATAGAATTGCAAAAAAATTTAATGTGGATATTAATACATTATTAACACATGATGAAATGATGAATACACCCGTTGCCGACCAAAAACTTTATAATGTAATTGTACAGGCAAAAGGTGAAACTGATATATCAGCACAACGACCTGATGTTTTAAGAACATTTTTTTTAAAGCATTAACGAAAAATTAAAAGTATTTATATAAAATTGTATATTATGAAAAATGACAGTAAAACAAGACTTTTTGAAGTTATGGGTAGACTTGACAAGACATTCAAACCTAAATTAAATGAAGGATTTGAGGAAATTGAAGCAACTGATGATGTTGCATTACCCGCAGAAACTGGTGAAGAAACTCCAGAAGTACAGGAAAAATCTCCAGAAGAAAAACTTGCAGAATTAACAGCAAAAGTTGATGAACTTTATGCGCTGCTTCACGGTGAAGAAAAAGAAGAAGAACCTGAAGAAGTTGGTATTGAAACTGGTGAAGTTGAGCCTGAAAATCTTCAAGAATGGAATTTCGATAAAAAAAAGGATGAAGAAGGTAAAGAACACGAAAAGAAAAAAAGTCCTGAATTCGAAAAGGATGAAGAAAAAAAGGAATTAGACGAAATCAAACCAAAAATTCCTGTTGTTGATATTGCAAAAGTTGGAAAATAATAATTCTTTTAAATAAGAATGTATGAATGAAATGAAGAAAAATCCACGTTTCTGGGCAGGAAGATATTGGAGAGGTCATAATATTTCTGATGAGTTAAAAGAAGTTGTTGAACCCGATAGTGTTGATGTATCATCCATTAAAATGCATGATACATTATGTCCGTTTATTTGGGAATCTGATGAAAAGATTAAACCAGATGTTAGAAAAATATTATTGATGAATGCCAAGAGATTTATTGAATTTTGTGATGCAGAAAATCTTAAATTCACTGATATTATTTTAACTGGAAGCATGGCAAATTATAATTATAATGAAAATTCTGATTTGGATGTGCACGTACTTCTTGATTTTAATCAAATTTCAGAAAACAAAGAATTTGTTGGGGATTTCTTCAAAATGAAAAAACAATTGTGGGCAGAAAAACTTCCAATACAGGTTAAAGGACATGATGTTGAAATGTATTTTCAAGATAGTGCTGAACCTCACCATTCATCTGGGACATATTCGTTGGTAAAAGACGATTGGATTAGAAAACCAACAAAAAAAATTGTGAATATTGATAGTGCTGATGTGCAATTAAAATCTGCTGATATGATGAATGCTATTGAAGATTTGGAAAATGATAGGAGCGAAAAGAATTTCTTGAAAAAACATGAAGCACTAAAAAATAAAATAAAAAAATATAGACAAACTGGACTTGATAAAAGTGGTGAATTCTCAACAGAAAATCTGGTTTTTAAAATATTGAGAAACACAGGGTATCTTGAAAAAATGGTAAGCATGAAAAATGACTATCTCACCCATGAGTTGAGTTTGAATGAATTTATTGATTAAAAATGAAAAGATTTTTTGTAACTAAAGCACAATTAATTGAATATGTCGAACAAAAGAAAGCTGAAAAAGTTTTTTATGACATTGTAGAGAGTCTTCATAATAATGTGAAATTCTTAAATGAAAATGTTTCACATAAGAAGGCTAACCAATCACTTATTGAAGCATACGAACAAAAAAATCTTATAACATCCAGAGTTTATGAAATGTTGATTAAGAATAAAATAATAAATGAAAACCATGAAATAATCTAATAAGACTATTTTTTTGTTCTTAATTAAGTATTTATAAAAAATATAAGGTAAATAATTTACACAAAAACATATTCAAATGAAGAAACATACATCAGAAGAAGCGTTACACGAAAGAATGAGAAATCTGGCTGGCGTGAATAAGCCTTCACTAAAAGAATCAAAAAACCGTACTTTAGGTACTTTGATTGATTACAAAAGAGCAGCCGATGGTGTTGCTTATGGTATTATCAAAGAACAACATCATTACTACATAAAAAAAGGTGGTTTGAATGAAAACCTAAATGTTGCAGATTTTGCATATATTGGTGGATTGGCTAATATCACCGAATTTCAATATAATAAATTATCGGAAGCTGAAAAACAAAGAAATATGTTGTTTGCCACAATTAATGAAGCATATGCTTCAAAGGTAAGCAAATCTGGTAGTAAGAAAAAAATGTTAACCGAAGATAAAGCAGGTCAAGAAATTGAAATGGCTGCAAGTAAGGTTAATGATTTAGATGCTGCAACCGATGCTGCTGAACCTGCGATGGATGCTGGTGCTGAAATGGATGCAGGACTTGAGGCAATGGATGGTGGTGCTGAAGTTGCTGCTGGTGATGCTGAAGTTGCTGCTGGTGATGCTGAAGTTGCTGCTGGTGATGCTGAAATGGGTGCTGCTGGTGATGAACTTTCTGGTGGTGATGCTGAAATGGGTGCTGGTGATGCTGAAGAAATAGCAGTTAGTGACCCAGAAACTGAAACTGAGAGAGAAATTGAAAAAAGTCTCGGTAAAATAACAAATCAATTAAGAAAAACAGAATTAACCGATTCACAGGTTAAATCATATGTTAATACATTTCTTTCAGCATTTAAGGATAAATTTCCTGATATCGATATTGAAGATAGAAAAAAAATGGCTGAAAAAATTACTAAGGTTGTTCCACCTGAAGATATTGAAGATTTGGGTCAAAATGTAGAAGATACTGAAATCGATACAGAAATTACTCCTACAGAACCAGAAGAAGTAGCAGAAGAACAATGTGCAGAATGTGGTGGTTTCGCACAATATGCTGAATCACGTGGTTATACCGCAGAATCTATTCAGGAGTGTGGTGAAGAAGAAATGACTAATTTAGTTAGTGGTTATGCAAATGCACATGATGAAGGTCAGAATGATGGTGATTTTAAAGCAATAGCATTATTTATCAGTCCTGAAATCATTGAAAAATTACGAAGTGAATACGGACATGATGAATTTGCTAACCAAGTCGAACCATTTTCAACAGAAATGAATGAATGTGGTCTTGAAGAAAAACAGGCACAAATTAATGAACTTTTTGGTGGTTTAAGAAATCTTGGTAGAGCAGCAGGTCAAAGCATCAAACAAGGTGTTCAAAATATTGGACAGGGTATTCAACAAAAAGCACAACAAGTTGGACAAGCAGTTGGACAAAAAGCACAACAAGTTAAACAAACATATCACGCTGGCGAATTGTCTGGTGAAGTAAAAAAAGTTGAAAAGGCTGCTGCTGATTTAGGTGCTCAAATTGGTTTTTTAAATAAGAGAATGCAGAAAGCTGGTGGTCAACCAATTAATATTGGTAGTATTTTAACAACAATTAAAAATCAGGTTGCTGGTGGTGCTGGGGTTAGTCTTAGTAAATATAGTAATGTTCAGGAAGAAGGTATTCCAGTCGATAGTACTGAAGTTCAACCAGCATTAGAAGAAGATGTTGAGGTTAAAGTTAGTGAAAAGGAAGGTAAAAAACTTAGTCCACAAAATATTCCTGTAAAGGAAATGAAAGAAAACGAAGAAAAAGAAGGTGAAGATGTAGATATTGATGCTCTTGATGTTAGTGGTGATGAAGGTGGAGAGGAAGTTGGATTCAGTGCTGGTTTCGAACCTATGGGTGGTGGGGTTGTAAAACCTAATGGTGCTGAAACAACTACTGTTGAAGTGACTAAAGACAGTGTTAATGTTAAATTGAGTGAAAGTAAAGAAAAACCAAGTACTGGATTATCAAAAGAAAAGAAAAGTTCTGTTGTAAAAGCAGCAAAAAAAGGTGAAGATATTGGTAAAAAGGGTAAGGGTTTTGAAAAGGTTGCAGATAAAGCAGCAAAAGAATATGGTAGTAAAGAAAAGGGTGAAAAAGTAGCTGCTGCTGCAATGTGGAAAAACATAAAAAGAGAAGGTGAAGAAGTTGATGGTGAGGTCATGACTGAAAGTGAGAAAAAACTCAGAATGTATATTCGCAAAAGACTTGAAGAACATGCAGGTATTAGAAAACCAAATCTAAATGAAAGTGTGAAGTCAGCAGGTTTGAAGAAACTCGATAGAATTATTGATAAACAATTTGGTCTTTACGAATCTGAAGCTAAAAAAAAGGTTGATAAAAATCTAAATGAAGTTTTTGGTTTTAGTATTAGAGAAAAATTTGCTAAATTAAATCCACAAGATGCTGTGGGTGTTGAAAAAGTTTTTGATGCAACATATCATAATATTTTAACTAATCCAAGAATGGGTGGAATTGGTAGAGTGGCAAAAACAATACCCACTGAAACCAAATATGATTTAATAAGACAATATGTTGAAGGTAATGGTGGTACATTAAGACTTTCACCCGATGGAATGTCGCTTCGATATGCACCAGAAACTATAAAAAGAAAATCACTTGAAAATCCATTTGCATCTGGTGGTACTGGTGGAAAAACACAGTTAGGTGGTGTTTAAGATAGGATGAATTATATTATTTATAAAAACCCGAAGAAATTCGGGTTTTTTTTGTAACATTTTTTCATTATTATCGTATAATTTCTATAACAAACGAAATGAGAAATTATGATATATAGAAATTTTAATAGACTGAAGTTTAAAAGAACTTACATTGGTGGGTCGAAACAAAGTGAACTTCAAGCCTTCGAAGATATTCAAGGAACAAAAGAAGACAATTCTGAATGTGATTGGCTCGAATATAGAAGAATATTAACACATTATTTGGATGATACTCTTAATATTGTTTTGAGTTGGAAGTATTTGTTGGGAATTTTACGATTGATTTTTATTGTGATAAGTATTTTCGTTTTTAATATAAACACGTATCTTTCAATATTGATTCTTGTTTTAGCAACTATTTCTCATTTAATTTTTTTATATCTTAAAAAATATGAAAAAGGATTATTATCCCAATATGATTTTTCTCTGGATATTGTTTTAAATGAAATAAATAATCTAACAGGTTTTAAACTTTCCAAAAACTAAGCTACATCAATGGTTTTTTATTTTCTATATTAAGTATTTATAAGAAACTCATGATATGGATTACGATAATAAAAAATTAAAACTGATTTATATTCTGAAAATCGGTTATAATGCGAAAGGAGAAGGAAATTACGAATTCATTTTTTCATTAGACCCAACAAATATTGATATTGAAGAATGGTGTTGGGATTTAACACCTGCTTGTGATAATGCAATGCCACCAACAGAAAATTATATTAATGCAATTTTCAATTTAAAAACTAATTCATTTGATTTATTTTGTTTGCACGAAGCTGTTGATAGGGAATATATGCATGGTTATCATACCATTCATGCATTGGCATATGAAATTGAAAAAGAAGATGATGGTAATACAGCTTTTAGTGATTACGATAAAATGTTTGAAACTGATAATGACGATGTACCATTATTAGTATTTCATTATGGAATGTCATTGGCTAAAGTGAAAGAATTACTAAGTGCAAGAAAAATAATTTTGAAAAATAATGAGTTTGTTGAAACTTCTTCAATAAAATTTAATTAAAAACTTCATTTATCAATTTAGTGTAAAGAAATCGAAGCACTTTACGTTTGGATATGTAATGTACTTTGTTGTTTTATGTTTGTAAGTATTTATTATAAATATTTATAAATGAGCAATACCAACTTTGATGCTGATTCTGAAAAGAATAGTATAAATCTAAATAATGTTCCTGAAACCGATGATTCTGATTTTCCAGAACACATTCCATTAGTTCCATATAATGCACAACGAGAAAAGGAAAAAGAAGAAGCAAGAAAATTGGCAAAAAAACTTAGGAAAAGTTCTGGAAATATAGAACCAATCATCGTTACAAAAGATGATAAGGTAAAAAAAGCCAGTGAATTAACTTATGATGAACAAGAAGATGAAATTATTCGTTGTGCAGCAAATCCAATTTATTTTATTGAGACTTATTTAACAATCTTTGACCAGACTCAAGGTACTGCTGGTATGATTGTACCGTTTAAATTATTTGATTTCCAAAAAGAATTAATTAATACTTATCATAAACCAGAAAATCGATTTGTTGTTGCCAATAAATATCGTCAGGCGGGTGTTTCAACTACAACTTGTGCATATATTGCATGGTATGTAATGTTTAATAGGAACAGGGCAGTTGCTATTGTTGCTGATAAACTGGAAACTGCTACTGGTGAATTAATGAGTGATGTTGTTGAATTTATCGAAAGTTGTCCTTCTTGGCTTAGACCTAAAACTGGTAGAAATACTGAAAAAAACTTGAAAGACACGCAGAAACTTAAGATTTATGATAATGATTCAAAACTCGGTGCTTTTGCATCCAAGACTTTGCGTGGTATGACACCAACATTATTATTCTGGGATGAAACTGCATGGGCAGAAAAAGGTGATAAGTTCTGGACAGCAGCATTACCTGCATTAGTAACAGGTGGACGTGCAATTATGGTTAGTACCCCTTCTGGACTTGATGCTGTGTTCTATAAAACATTTATGGGTGCAAGAAAGGGAGAAAATAATTTTCATGCTGTTGAACTCTGGTGGTATAATGACCCCAGATATAATCAGGGTCTATATTGGGTTAAAAACAAGGACAAACAAAATGAAATCAGATTAGAAGACGAGGGCAGGTCAAGAGAACAACGACTTCAATTGATTGAAGATGGATGGGAAGCAACCAACGAATGGTTTGATGAGCAAATCCGTAATGCTAACGGAGATATGCGCAAAGTTGCACAGGAATTACTCTGTTCGTTCTTAGGTTCTGGAGATAATTTTATTGCTGAAGAATATCTTAAAAGAATAGAGGATGATGAAATCCTACCACCAATACGTCAAGAATATCTTGATAATAATATGTGGATTTGGGAAGAACCGATTGTAGGTGAAGATTATATTATGGCATTGGATGCATCTCCGGGTCATGGTGAAGATAATTCCACACTTAATATGTTAAAAACTACCGAAGTTATTGAAGAAAAGATAATCACTAAAAACGGTAAAACAAAAAAAGTTAAAATAAAAAGACATAAAGTTGAACAAGTTGCTGAATATTATGGAAAAGTAACACCACAAATGCTTGCTGAAATTGCGTACCAATACGGTAAACGTTATAATGATGCTTATGCTGTTGTTGATATTACAGGTGGTTATGGTGTACAAACAGTTGAGAAATTATTAGAGTTCGGTTATGAAAATGTTCATTATGCTGAAGTAAGTCATAAACCAAGTAGAGATAGATTGCAGGGATATATTAAAAAAGGTCAAAAAGTAATGCCTGATGGAACAGTAATTAATGTTGATTTAATCCCCGGTTTTTTTATCGGAAACAACCGTCCATCAGTTGTACTTGAAATGCAAAGAGCAATCCATTTAAAAGATGTAATTATTAGGTCAATGAGATTATTGGATGAATTAAAAACCTTTGTAACTGTCCCCGGTAACCGAGTTGCTGACCATAAACGTACTTTCCATGATGATAGTATTATGGGATTAGCACTTGGATTATATGTATTGAATTTTGACATGGCGAGATTTAAACAAAGTAAGGGAATCACAGAAAAAATGCTTAATGCAATCATTACTAATAATACTATTGCTGAAATGAAAATAAATAAAGAAGTAAAAAATAAACCAGTTATTTCACCGAATAGTGTGTCACCATTAAATCCATATGGAGCAAACGCATGGTTATTTAATGAAATAAAAGATAAAAACAAAAGATAGAATGTATTTATATTTAACTGACTTTTTCAAAATTTCAGAGTATTTATAAAAAACTATAAAAAATTATAATAATGGCTGGCGAAAACAAAAATAAAGGAACGATATACCAACAACTTAATAAAATGTTGAATCTTGATGGTTTTGGCTTTCAAGATTCGTCTGCAATTGCTCCTGTAGCAACTCCTCAGAAATCTAAGATTGTTATCAAAGGTAATACTCCTGAAGAAATTCATAAAAAGGGTCTGGAATTAGAACAGAAACGTGAACTCCAAAATAAATTCTTCCGTACAACCGATAGAGGTTTCCAAAAAGCACTTCAATACGAAGCAGCTAGACTTCCAGCATATATTGATTATGAAGGTATGGAATACTATCCAATTATCAGTAGTGCATTGGATTTATTCATGGAAGAAGCAACTACCATTGGTTTAAATGGTAAAATGCTTAACATCTATTCTAATAAAGAAAGAATAAAGACATTATTGGAAGAATTTTTTTATGAAACGGTGAATGTGAATGTTAATTTACCTTTCTGGGTAAGAAATACTGTAAAATATGGTGATAATTTTGTTCTTTTATATGGTGAACGTAAAAAAGGTATTACCCATGTTAAGCAACTTGTAAATTATGAAATTGAACGTTTTGAACGAATTCAAAATGGTAAACCATTAGTTAAATTCAAAGAAAGAATGACTGGTGATGAGTTTAATGTATTTGAAATCGCTCACTTTAGACTTCTTGGAGATGATAAATACCTTCCATATGGTTCATCTTTCTTAAATAAGATTCGTAGGGTGTTCCGTCAGTTGGTTATGGCTGAAGACGCAATGCTTACCTATCGTATTATTCGTGCTGGTGAAAAGAAAGTATTTAAAATTGATGTTGGAAATATTGATGAAGACGATATTGAAGAATATATTTACAGAGTTGCTACAACATTTAAAAAAACAGCACAAGTAGCACCAAATGATGGTCAAATTGATTACCGTTTCAATATTTTGGGGAATGATGAAGATTATTTCTTACCTGTAAGAAATGCAAATACACAAACTGGAATCGAGACGCTCCCGGGTGCTTCGAATCTCGATCAAATTCAAGATATTGAGTATCTTAGAGACAATCTATTTGTTGGTCTAGGCATTCCAAAACCATTCCTGAGTTTCCAAGATGCTGCTGGTGCTGGAAAAAACATGGCACAATATGATATCAGATTTGCTAAGAAAATTAATCGTATTCAACAAGCAATGATTCAGGAACTCAATAAAATGGCAATGATTCATTTATATTTATTGGGTTATAGTGGAGAAGATTTAAATAGTTTTAGTCTTACATTAACCAATCCAAGTACACAACAGGAATTGCTAAAATCAGAATTAATGCGTGATAAGGCACAAACCTATACTGAATTAACACGTGCTGAAGGTGGTATTGCTGCAATGTCTCATACAACAGCAAAACGTTTGATTTTTAACATGAGCGATAGAGAAATTGTTGACGATCTTAAGCAACAGAAAATGGAAAAAGTTGTTATGCAAGAACTTGCAGACGCTCCTGTTTCTATAAAAAAATCTGGATTATTTGCTGATATTGATAAAAGATTTGGTGAACCAATTGAAAGTATGCCTATTTCTGGTGGAACTGAGGGTGGTGCTCCACCAGTAGGTGGTGCTGAAGCAGGTGCGCCTTTAGGTGGTGCTCCACCAGCAGGTGGTGCTGAAGCAGGTGCTCCTTTAGGTGGTGCTGAAGCAGGTGCTCCTTTAGGTGGTGCTGAAGCAGGAATGCCACCTTTAATGGAAATCAAAAAGAAAATGAGTGAGGAAGAATATGATAAACATATCGAAAAACTTGTATTTGGTAGTACACAAGAACCCCAAGAAAAGAAAAAAATTAAACAAAAAGAAATAATTCAAGAAAATAATAAAATTAATGATAAACTGAATAAAAATGCTGAACAAATGATTGATGAAATAGACAATTTATTGAAAAACAGTGAAAGCATCAACAGTACACAAAAAATAAATGAGGTAGAAGATATTGATATTGAGAACATTGATAATATTGATTTAGAAGAATAATTTCTCAATTTTATTAATATCTTACATGAGATAAGCATTTATAGTTAATTATAGTATTTATATTAAATCGAATTATATTACATGAAAAACGTCAACATAGGAATTGCTAATTTGATAATTTCTAATAAATTAAAGAATTCGTACTTTAATGATAATTTAATTAAGGAATCGAAAAAAATCACCTTTGATTTTTTTGATGTTGTTAAAAGTTCACCACTTCTTCAATTAGAATTCAAAGTATTTAATAATATAGAATCAAAACATATTGAAGATAACCAAATTGCAACACGTTATATCGATAATAACATTAAGTTGTTTGAAATCTATACTATTGAGGAAATTGAAGCCGAACGTCAAAAATTAAATCAATTTATTGGCGAAGCCGTTGTTTCCGTTAATGAAAAAGTTCAATTATATAATGCGATTGACACCTTAATTAAAGAATCCCTAAAAATTAGTGATGAAATTGATGTTGATGGTATTCATGAATCATTTACATTGGTTTTAAATCATATCAAATCTCCGAAAAAAGAATTACTTGAAAACGTTAATGTTGAACCACTCAACGAAGATGTTATTGAAATTGCCATTGATAAGTTTAATGAAAAATATTCATCGCTTGATGAAAATGATAAGAATCTTCTAAAAATTCTTATTAAATCAACAATAAAAGAAAAACAAGCACTTCTTGAATCTTATAAAACCGAAACTCTTACAATTCTTGAGAATATTGATAAAGAAATTGTCAGAGATAATATTACTAAAGCTATTCAAAAAATCAAAGAAATGGTTTATGATAAAAAGTCTGTTGATGACAATATTATTAGCCTTCATGATTTTAAAAAAGAATTGCTTTAACCAAGTGTTGCATTGAATTTATCAAATTTTTCTGCTGCTTCTTTTGTTATATCAAGATGTTTATAACCAAAATTATCATATAGGTTTTTGAAAATTCTATACACATAAATAATTCCTTCATTTTCATAAGAATTTCCCGCTCCTTTTGCAGCAGCAATCGCATCAGAATATGATGATGATTTTACATATCCCGGTCCTCGACTATACCCAAATAATGTACAACTTGCTAAACCATTACATTTAGTTGAAATCTTTTTCATGTAAACAAATTGTGCTTTAATCATAATTTCGGGATTATCAATAATATTTTGATGTAATATTGCTCTATTTTTTTTTCCAGTTGAAAATTGAACAACAAATTTATTTTTAGGTGGTGTTTTACCCGATTCGAAAGTATAATCAATTGTATTTTTAGTAATTGCTTTTCTTTCATTATCAGTAAATTCATTATATTTATCGACTATAACAATGCCATAAATAGTACCAGCAGTAAATTGACTAATTCCAGATGCTGTACTATTTACTGCATAATTCCATACAATATATGCTGATTCTTGATATGCTTGCGCTGCCATAATATTAGCATCCATTTGATAGATTTCAGCATATTTATTATACAGTTTAATTAACGCTTCTCCAAGTTCATCATTTGTTCGTATCCCACTATTAATATCTGGATTTGAAAGCCATATCTTACTTGTTGTTGTTAATGGAGAACAATAAGGTAATACTGCTGTTGGATTATCCGAATAACCTTTTTTATCAGCAGCACTTCCTCGAAGTTTTGAATTGCCACTTCCATTACATTTACTTCGAATAAACTCTTCCCCCGCTTTTGTTAATTTTGTTACTGCCATATTATTCAATTTTTAATGAATTCGGTGTATTATCATACATCGAAGTATAATGAGTTTCATTTCTATTACTAATACCAACTGCTGTAATTACAATATCACCAGCCGATTGGTCAGGACTAAAATTAGTGAATGCGAGAGGATTTAATACTCTTGGTACAGGATATTTTAATAATTTAGTTCCACTAAAACTTGTAGTCATTTTGTTTTGTGTAATATTGTGTTCAACAGTTAAAATAATATATGCGCCATTAAATAATGGAATGTTTTCTAATTGAAAATATTGTGTTGGTTGAATCATGGCATTTCCAAATCCTGTAACAGTTGCCTTATATGATCTATTTTCATATAAATTATATAAATTTTGTCCCTTTGGAACTGGTGCGTCAGGATTATTATCACTAGCAAGTCTTGAAAGTATTTGAATACTTTCATTGGTTTCAGGATATTCTTTACTGTCAATCTTTATATCGGTAAACATTGATTGATTTTGTTGTCCAAATCTAACTCTGAATGCTCTAACTTCACGCCAAGGAAAATCATTATTTTTTAATTGATTGATGTTTTCAAGATGTTGCGTTGAATTTCCTTCACCTGTTGAAAAATCTCCAACCCCCGGTTTACTAATGTCAATAATTCCATCATTTTCAAAACCATTTCCCGATACTGATGGATAGCTCGAACTTCCACCAATATACATACATACAAATGATGGAGATGTATTATCATTAACACCACCCGTATGAATTTTAAACGAATCAATCCATGATTTATCGTTTTCAAAACTCATAAAATTTTGGAGTGGGAAAAATTCAAATCCATTTAATGATAATAATTGAGATAATACTGTAAATAAACTAACATTAGGGTCATTAAATATATCAACAAGAATCTCAGCATTTAAAATAGTTTCACCAATTGGATTCATGGCTCTATCTACAAAAACAAATGAATCAATTAGTTTTTTTCTTGGTTTGTTATATGGATAATATTCATTACTATCAAGATTTCCTGTTAACCATTTATCGTTAATATTTTTAAATGAATAATAAAGTTGATTTATTATATCATTATCACCCTTTGCTTTTTTTAGTTCTTCTTCTTGCTCTTTTAATTTAGTTATTTCTGCACCAATTTCTTGGAAAAGTCTTTCGAAGAATCTTTGAAAATATGTTCTATTAGCATTATCGTTATTTTCATTTTGATTTAATACTTCAATTGATGTATATCCAGCAGGATATTCGGACATATTCATCATTTCAAAAGTAATTTGACTGAAATTAACAAGAGTTTTTCTTTCAATCATATATCGAATCAAATTAAAATATTGTCCTAAACCAAGAGCATTTTTTATTTTTTTTGAAGTTGGGTCTAATTGATATCCAATACCTTCTAATTCAGTATCAAACATTTTATTATTCCCCGTATTCACTCTCACATATTGACACATGTCTCTAATTCCATCAAATATGTCTAATAATGTTGGTATAAAATCCTCATATGATTGTCTAAATTCTTGTTTATCATTATCTGATAAATATGTTTGAACATCATGTAAGTCAGCAAGAACATTAAACCCCAAATTTTTAAATGTTCTTCCAAATCCAGTAGTACCAGTAAAAAAATCCAGTATCTCACCAACCCAATTATCTTCAATTGCTGTTAATAATACACCCAAATATGGTGCATAAAATGCTGGGACTTCAATAGCAGCAGGTGTATCAAATATCAAACTATTTAATGCATTCGGATATATATTAAATGGACTTGCTGTTGTTCCAAAATTTGAAAGTAGTATCACTGAAGCAAGATTTTGTGTTGTATTTCCTGTTAAAATATTGACAACATTATGGTTTATTAATTCTGTTTTCCAAATATTAATAATGTTATCACCATACTTTAATTTTCTTTTATCTCTTATACCAGTATCGGAGAATGATAAATTGCCTTGTTGATAGGCTTCAATTTGACTATTTGGAAAATAAAGATTGTATTCTGGATTACCATAATCATCATATCCTATTACATATCCATTTGTAAAACTATAATTAGTTAAATATCTTGTGAATGTAGATAAACCATCAAAAACGATATTTAATCTAATATCATCAGAATCAGCAATATCTCTAAGATAAATAACATTTTCTTGAGTAAATTCATAATAATAGTATTCAGCAGGACTTCCTTTAAATAATTGCTTAAACCACTTATTTTTCGCATCCTTATTAAAATTATCTATGGGTTTATTTGAACCTTCGGTGTCGCTTCTATCATTAATTACAATTTCATTTGTATACCAATGAACTCCCTCAAAATTTGAATTGTTTTTATCTACATATACTCTCCCTTCATATGGGTTTGATGGTGTTATTGGGAAATATTTAGGGTCATTTGTTGGGAAATCATATAAATTATTTGTAACTAATCCATTTCCATCATCATATGTATCAGTAATTGTAACAATTTTATCATAAAAACCTTGAATGTCGCTTTTATATTTATTAGCCATTTCTTTAATATTTGCAGCATTTTGTGGTGATATAAGAGTTGTAACGATATTTATTGCTTCTGAATTAGCATACATATTAATATATGCGTCCCG